ATGAGCATATTCAACAGATGGTTTCGAGGGCGCGGCGCTCCCAAGGACAGCACGGCGGGCAGTTCGTACCGCTTCTTCTTCGGAGGAACCACCTCCGGCAAAGCTGTGACCGAGCGCTCCGCTATGCAGATGACGGCGGTCTACTCGTGCGTCCGGATTCTCTCGGAAGCGATAGCCGGACTGCCGCTTCACCTCTATCGTTACGCGGAGAACGGCAGCAAGGAAAAAGCCATCGACCACCCGCTCTACGAGTTGCTGCACGACGAGCCGAATCCCGAGATGACGAGCTTCGTTTTCCGGGAGACGCTCATGACGCACCTGCTCCTGTGGGGCAACGCCTACGCGCAGATCATCCGCAACGGCAAGGGCGACGTCGTGGCGCTCTATCCGCTGATGCCGAACCGCATGACGGTCGACCGTGACGAAAACGGGCAGCTCTACTACGAATACCAGACCTCGACCGACGAGGCGCACACGATGAAAGGTTCCGTTGTGAGGCTTTCGCCTCTCGACGTGCTTCACATTCCCGGTCTGGGTTTCGACGGGCTCGTGGGTTATTCGCCTATCGCGATGGCCAAGAACAGCATCGGCATGGCGATCGCCTGCGAGGAGTACGGCGCGAAGTTCTTCGCAAACGGCGCAACGCCCGGAGGCATACTCGAGCATCCCGGCGTGGTGAAAGATCCGGAACGCGTCCGCGAAAGCTGGAACTCGGCCTTCGGAGGATCCGCCAACTCCAACAAGGTGGCGGTTCTCGAGGAAGGCATGAAATACACGCCGATCTCCATTTCACCGGAGCAGGCGCAGTTCCTTGAGACACGCAAGTTCCAGATCGACGAAATAGCCCGCATCTTCCGGATACCGCCGCACATGATCGGCGATCTGGAGAAAAGCTCGTTCAGCAATATCGAACAGCAGTCATTGGAATTCGTAAAGTACACGCTCGACCCGTGGGTGAGCCGCTGGGAACAGTCCATGCGCAGAGCACTGCTCCGTCCAGAGGAGAAGAAGGAATACTTCTTCAAGTTCAACGTCGACGGGCTGCTTCGCGGCGACTACGAAAGCCGCATGAACGGCTACGCCACAGCCCGCCAGAACGGATGGATGTCGGCGAACGATATCCGCGAGCTTGAGAACCTCGACAGAATCCCGGAAGAAAAAGGCGGCGACCTTTACCTCATCAACGGCAACATGACAAAGCTCGAGGACGCGGGAATCTTCGCAGCCTCAGCATCAACACAGGGAACGGAGGAACAACCTGATGAAGAACAAGAATCGACCGAGAAATCGGAAGAATCACAGGAACAAACGGAGTCCGGTGACCGGCTCCGGGAAAGGAGGAAGTCCCTATGACAAGAAAATTCTGGCGATGGACCAGAAACGAAACGCCGGACAGCTTCGGTTCGGATCGAACGCTCTACCTCGACGGGGAAATATCCGATGAGACTTGGTACGGCGACGAAGTCACGCCGCAGGTCTTCAAGGACGAGCTGAATTCCGGCAAGGGAAACATCACGCTCTGGATCAACTCGCCCGGCGGAGACGTTTTCGCGGCGGCGCAGATTTACAACATGCTGATGGACTACCCGTATGAAGTGACCGTCAAGATCGACGCGCTTGCGGCTTCAGCGGCAAGCGTCATCGCGATGGCGGGAACAAAGGTCTGCATGAGTCCCGTGGCCATGCTGATGGTGCATAATCCGGCAACCATCGCAATCGGCGATTCCGAGGAAATGCAGAAAGCCATCGACATGCTGTCGGAGGTCAAGGAGTCCATTATGAACGCCTACGAGATCAAGTCCGGGCTGTCCCGGAACAAGATCAGCAGGCTCATGGACGCCGAGACCTGGATGAATGCGAAGGAGGCAAAGAAGCTCGGATTTGCGGACGAGATTTTGTTCGCGGACGGTCAGGATGAAACCGAGGAAGAAAATCCGGATGAGCCGGATGATTCCCTCATGCTTTTCTCCCGGAAAGCCGTCACCGACTCCCTGCTCTCGAAGCTGATACCGAAACGCAAACCTGAAATAAAGACACAGACCGTAAAGGTCGCAGATCTTGAGAAGCGGCTCTCGCTTCTCAGCCACTAATGAATGGAGGAATTGAAAATGACCAAGATTATGGAACTTATGGACCGCAGAGCCAAGGCGTGGGACGCCGCTAAGAACTTCCTCGACACCCACTCCGATAACGGCGGCAACGTGTCCGCGGAGGACGCCGCCACCTACGACAAGATGGAAAAGGAAGTCACCGACCTGACGCACGACATCGAGCGCCTGCAGCGGCAGGAGCAGATCGACAAGATGCTCTCTCAGCCGACTTCTTCTCCGCTCACCGGAAAGCCGGGCGCGAAGGATGAGCCCGACGACAAGCCGGGCATCGCGTCCAAAGCGTACAAGACCGCCTTCTGGGACAGCATCCGCAAGCGCAACTGGTACGACGTGCAGAACGTACTCGAAGTCGGCACCGACGCCAACGGCGGATACCTCGTGCCGGATGAGTATGAAAAGACTCTCGTGCAGGCGCTGACCGATGAGAACTTTTTCCGCTCTCTGGCACACGTGATTCAGACCGACAGCGGCACGCACACCATTCCGATTGTCGCGTCCCACGGCACCGCAAGCTGGATGGAGGAGAACGGACTGTACCCGGAATCCGACGACACGTTCGACCAGATCACGCTCTCCGCGTACAAGCTGGGAACCGCGATCAAGGTTTCCGAGGAGCTGATGAACGACAGTGTATTCGATCTGGAATCCTACATCTCCACCGAGTTTGCGAGACGCATCGGCGCTGCCGAGGAGGAGGCGTTCCTCGTGGGCGACGGCCAGAAGAAGCCGGAGGGCGTCTTCACCAAGGTCAAGGCGACCGAGGGTGCGACCACGGAGATTGCCAACACGAATATCACCTTCGACGAGATCATGGACGTGTTCCACTCCCTGAGAAGCGTCTACCGCAACCGCGCGGTCTGGATTCTCAACGACTCCACCGTCAAGGCGCTGCGCAAGATCAAGGACGGAAACGGCAACTATATCTGGCAGCCGTCTGTTGTAGCCGGTCAGCCGGACACCATCCTCAACCGTCCGTACCGCACCTCGATCTACGCGCCGGAACTGGCGGCAGGCAACGTGCCTATCCTGTTCGGAGACTTCAGCTACTACTGGATCGCCGACAGACAGGGACGTTCCTTCAAGCGTCTGTCCGAACTGTATGCGGCGAACGGTCAGATCGGATTCCTCGCGAGTGAGCGCGTGGACGGCAAGCTGATCCTGCCGGAAGCCGTCAGAGGTCTTTCCGTCAAGGCGGCGGGCTGATTGATTCTGCTTTGTTGTGGGCGGGCATCCTTTACGGGTGACCGCTTCACTTTTATTGGAGGTGTCTCATGGAAGTAACGCTTGAGGAAGCAAAAACCTATCTGCGAGTCAGTTCTTCCGATGAGGACGAGCTGATTTCCAACCTGATAACCACAGCAACGGCAACCGTGCAGGACATCGCCCGCTTCTCCGACGAGGAATGGGAATCAGGCGAGGAGAAAATCCTCATAAGAATGCGCATCGCCATCCTCTACACGGTCGCTTATCTCTACGAGCACCGCGAGGACGCGGATCACAATCAGCTGAACCTGACGCTCCGGGCGCTGCTGTTCGGCGTGCGCAAGGAGGGATTCTGATGAAAATTGCGAACATGCGCGTACCGGTCACGTTCCAGAAAAACGAAGTGACCTCAGACAAGTACGGAAACCACACCGCTTCATGGACGGATTACTTCAAGTGCTGGGCGACCGTCGGGACGGATTCCTACGGTTCTGAAACCTCCGGCGAGGTAATCAACCCGGAGGAATCACTGAACTTCACCTGCCGATACTGTTCGGAGCTTGCCACTGTGGAATCCACGAAGTATCGGATTCTCGCCGAGGGCAAGGTTTACAACATCACCTATGTGAACCCGATGGGCTACAAGAAGAACACGCTGAAATTCAACTGCGCTTTGGAGAAATCGAAATGAACGAGAAGGTTTCCATAGACAGCCTGCGCGACGCGGTCATGAAGGGCCTGCAGGAATACGCCGACCTCGCCGCAGACGACATGAAGGACGCAGTGAAGGACACGGCGAAATCCGTCCAAAAGGACATCCAGTCCGGCGCTCCCGTTCGCACCGGCAAGTACAAGAAATCGTGGTCGGTCAAGACGGTCAGCGAGGACGCAGATTCCATCGACCTTGTCGTGCATTCCCGCAACCGCTATCAGATTGCCCACCTTCTGGAGCATGGCCATGCCAAGCGCGGCGGAGGACGTGTCGCGGCTCGTCCGCACATCGCTCCGGCGGAGCAGGCTGGCAACGAAAAGCTGGTGAAGGAAATCCAGCAAAAGCTAAAAGGATGACGCCTATGAGTTACGACGACATAGTAACCATGCTCGAGGAGGCCGATCTCCCCATCGCCTACGACCACTTCGCGGAGGGCGAGTCTCCGGACCCGCCGTTCATCTGCTTCCTCTTTCCGGGGACAGACAACATGTTCGCAGACAACGTGGTCTGGGAACGGATAGACGAGCTGAACATCGAGCTTTACACGGACAAGAAGAACCCGGACATTGAATCGAAAATCGAAAATATCCTGACCGCACACGAGCTTCCCTACGAGAAGTCTGAGGTCTGGATCGAGGACGAGAAGATGTACGAGGTTCTCTACCAAACACAGATTATTGGAGGTTAACGATTATGGCTACTAACAAGAAGAACAAGGTCAAGTTCGGCCTGAAGAACTGCCACTACGCCATCGCGACGCTCGCCGAGGACGGGACCGTCACATTCGGCACGCCAGTGGCAATGCCCGGCGCTGTTTCGCTTTCGCTTGACGCGGAGGGCGACAACGAGCCGTTCTACGCTGACGACACCGTCTATTACATGGTCTCGAACAACAACGGCTATTCCGGAGACTTCGAGCTGGCGCTCATCCCGGAGAGCTTCCTCACGGACGTGATGCACGAAACCGAGGACGCGAACGGCGTCATTGCCGAGAACAAGGATGTCGAGCCGGAGCACTTCGCCCTGCTGTTCGAGTTTTCCGGCGACCAGAGGAAGATCCGCCACTGCATGTACTACTGCTCTGCGACAAGACCGTCCGTCTCTGGACAGACCAAGGAGGACTCGACCGAGGTGCAGACGGACACGCTGTCGATTACGGTTTCTCCGCTGCCTTCCGGTCTCGTGAAGGTCAAGACCGGCACGAACACGACGGACGCTGTTTACAACGCCTGGTACGACAAAGTCTACGAGCCGAGCGATACGGCAAGTACCTCGTCCGGCGCAAAGGCGAATACCTCATATTCAACGGAGGAGGAGTAAACGATGGCGGTGACAAAGACAATAGAAATTGACGGTCAGGAGGTCATGTTCCGCGCCTCCGCCGCCATTCCAAGACTCTACCGGAACAAGTTCCACAGGGACATCTACCGGGATCTGAACGAGCTGCAGAAAGGCATCAGCGAAAACGACGAGGAGAACTCCAGTCTCGACACGTTCAGTCTGGAGCTGTTCGAGAATATCGCGTGGCTGATGGCAAAGCATGCCGACAAGGATGTGCCGGACTCTCCGGAGGAATGGCTCGACGGGTTCAACACGTTCTCGATTTATGAAGTGCTGCCGCAGATCATCGAGCTGTGGGGCGTCAACACGGAACAGCAGGTTCAGTCTAAAAAAAACATCATGCGACAGAGCGGGAAATGACAACCCCGCTCTTTTTACTGCGCTGCGTGCAAATCGGACTGCATATCAGCGAATTGGATTTACTGACCATCGGCACGGTCAACGACATGTACGCGGAGATGAGCAACGACGACTGGGACTATCCGGAAATCGCGACGCAGGAAATGATGGATCGGTTCTGATCCGTTATTTCCTTTTCAGACGGGATATGAGCAGCCAGAAGACTGTGGCAGCCGCCATGCAGATGGCGCACACAATGCCCATATTGGCCTGAATGGAGACAGACGAATAGGAATTGTTGTCTGTACGAGTCAGTTCATAGATGGGAAGACCCGCTAATTCCACTTGATAGAAAGCGGCGTCATGCGCGTACGCGTACGAATATCCGAAGTAAATAGCAACTGCCATGATGAGGATTCCGATGCCGAATCCGACAGCAAGGGCAATGAGAAGTCCTCTCCATTTTTTACGCATCTCTGCCGCCTTCGTCATCCGCGAGAATAATGGCTTTACCGCTGTTTGTGATGGAGAATGAGAGAACCTTGTAACCGTTCTGAGCGAGCTCGTTTGCCTTTTTCTCGATCTCCTCGGCCATCTTATGCGCTTTCGGATTATATCCGATAACAAATGTCTTATACATATGCACTACCTCCTGTTTGGAGGATAACAATTCACGCATTTCTCTGCTACCAGCAGAAGGTAAAAGTTCGACTAATTCTATGTAAAGCCTTGAAGGGAGGTGTATCCGCATGGCGAACAGAATAAAAGGCATCACCGTCGAAATCGGCGGCGACACCACCAAGCTGACCGAATCGCTCAAATCGGTCGACAAACAGATATCGAATACGCAGAAAAGCCTGCGGGACGTGAACAAGCTCCTGAAGCTCGATCCCGGCAACACGGAACTCCTCTCCCAGAAGCAGAAAGGTCTCCAGACAGAAATCGCCGCCACCAAGGAGCGCCTCGAAGCGCTCAAGGAAGCGGCAAAGCAGGCGGACGCGGCACTGGCAAATAGCGACATGAGCCAGTCGCAGTATGACGCGCTTCAGCGTGAAATCGTCGAGACCGAGCAGGACCTCAAGAGCCTGACGAAGGAATACGAGAACTTCGGCTCTGTCTCCGCGCAGAAGATCGCGGCTGCCGGTGAGAAGGTCAAGTCCGTCGGCGAATCGTTATCAAGCGCCGGGACGAAAATGACGATGGGATTCACCGCTCCCGTCGTAGCCGGAGCAACCGCAGCCGTCACTGCATACGGTGATGTGGACAAGCAGTTCAACCTCGTCAAGCAGACAATGGGCGATACGGCGAACTCCGCCGAGGACTTCGAAGGACTCTGGGACCAGATCGGCACCTCTGCGAAGAACTCGGTTTACGGTATGCAGGACGCAGCCGACGCGACGCTGAACTTTGCGCGTCAGGGCTTTACGGCAAAGGAAGCAACCGACATGCTGACGCCCGCCATGAACCTCGCCGCCGGTACCGGCACGGATCTGTCTGAAACCACCTCCGGGCTGGGAAATGCCATGAAGATGTTCGGAGCGGATTCCTCGGAAGCTGCAAACTACGCGGATGTTCTCGCCAAAGCGCAGGCGCAGGCGAATACCACAACCTCGGAGCTTTTCGAGGCGATGTCTGTCGCAGGCCCTATCTGCAAGACAGTCGGATGGGACGTGAAGGACCTCGCGACCATTACAGACGTCTTCGGCAACGCGGGCATTTCCGGCAGTGAAGGCGCGAACGCTCTGAAAACAGGACTCGCGCGTCTCGCTTCTCCCGCCAAGGAAGGCGCGACCGCGATGGATCAGCTCGGCCTTTCCACCGGGCAGACCTACGCCATTTTTAATGAGAACGGAACCTTGAAGGACATGCCGACTGTACTGGCGAATCTGAATTCTGCATTCTCCGGGCTGACAGATCAGGAAAAGCTCGAGGCCGCGGCTAACATCTTCGGCAAAAACCAGATGTCCAAGTGGCTGACACTGATTCAGACCTCGCCGTCAGAAGTATCCTCTCTGCGCGATGCTCTCGACGACTGCGGCGGCTCGGCTGAGAACATGTCAAACGCCCTGATGTCCGGCACAGGCGGCACGATCGAACAGCTCAAATCCACCTTCGATGTTCTGACTGTCACCATCGGTCAGGCGGTCGCTCCAGCCTTCCAGAGTCTGATGGAGAAGATCATCGACGTGATGAACGCCATCATGGACATGGACCCGGCGACGCAGAAAATGATCCTGACCATCACGGCCATCGTCGCGGCCATCGGTCCTGTGCTGATTGTCGTCGGCAAAATGGCGACAGGCGTCGGTGCGCTGATGACACTCGCTCCAAAGATAGTATCCGCAATAGGAGTCGTGAAAACAGGAATTACAGGATTGAATGCTGCAATGGCGGCAAATCCGATCGGTCTCATCATCACAGCAATCGGACTGCTTGTCGCGGCGTTCATTTACCTGTGGAACAACTGCGAGAGCTTCCGAAACTTCTGGATCAATCTCTGGGACAACATCAAGGAAGTCGCGGTGACTGTCTGGACGGCGATCAAGGACTTCTTCGTGACAATCTGGAGCGCGATTTCCAGCGTATTCACCTCCGCTGTGAACGGCATCAGCAGCTTTCTGTCCGGCGCGTGGAACGGAATCCAAAGCGTGGTCACAACGGTGATGAACGCAATCGGTTCTGTGATCCAGACGGTTTGGAATGGCATCAAGACATTCTTCACCACGATTTTCACGGCGATACAGGCCGTGGTCACGACATATTTCAATATCTACAAGACGGTCATTACAACGGTCCTCACGGCAATCCAAACCGTGGTCACCACTGTATGGAACGCGATAAAGATGGCGATCTCGACAGTCTGCACTGCCATCCAAACTGTCGTTACAACCGTATGGAACGCCATCAAAACCGCGATTACGACTGTGATAAACGGCATCAAGACCGCCGTCACGACCGCGTGGAACGGAATAAAGACCGTCACCTCGACCGTATTCAATGGGATAAAGTCTGTCGCGACCTCGGTCTGGAACGGCATAAAGTCCGCCGTAATGAGCGTCGTGAACGCGATGAAGTCCGGGATCACATCCGCATTCAACGCGATCAAGAGCACGATCAGCGGAATCCTGAACGGCATTAAATCAACGTTCAGCTCTGTTTTCAACGGCATCTGGAGCTTTGTTTCCGGCATTGTCAGCAAGCTCAAGAATGTTTTCAACTTCCACTGGGAACTGCCGAAAATCAAGCTCCCGCATTTCTCGGTTTCCGGCTCGTTCAGTCTGAACCCGCCGAGCATTCCGCATTTCAGCGTCTCCTGGTACAAGAAAGCGATGGACGGCGGCATGATTTTGAAGGACGCGACCATCTTTGGGCAGTCCGGAGGCACGCTCCTCGGCGGCGGCGAAGCTGGCGATGAAGCCGTAGTCGGCGTGAATTCATTACGGAACATGATTAAAGAAGCCGTCAGCGAGAACGCCGGATACTCCGGCCCGCTCATCAATATCGAAACCATGAGTGTGAGAAGCGACGACGACATCCGGAAGATTTCTCAGCAGCTCAACACCCTGCTTGTCGGCAGCCGACGCGCGAAAGGATCGGTGATTTAAATGGGATTCAAATTCAACGGGAAAACGAGCCAGAGCTTCGGACTTGCCACCAGAATGACAAAAGAAAACCGCATGCCGGATTTCACCAACAACACGATCACCGTTCCCGGACGCGAGGGCCTGTTCGACTTCGGAGAAACCATCGGCGAACGCAAGATCGAAATATCCTGCTTCATCCCTCCCGGCAAGAGCGACGCGGACTTCCTCGCCCGCAAGGACGAGATCATCGCGTGGCTGAACCCGGACATCGGACTGTGTGAGCTAATCCTCGACAAGGAGCCGAACCGCGTCTACCGGGCAAGGCTCGAGAGCGGATTCTCGTTTGACAAGGTCGTGCGGAACTCCTGCACCTTCGACCTGACGTTCCTCTGTCCCGACCCGTACGCCTACGCGGAGAATGACGAGACGTTTGAAATTACCGAGGCCGGGACATTCTCGCTGAACCGGACGCTCGGCAACGCGGACTCCCTGCCTGTTTATTCGCTTGTTGCGGATCTCGGCAAGGACAAGAACGCGGTTATTACCACCAATGGCAAGAGCCTCAAAATCGACGGCGTTCTTACCGAGGATGAAGTGCTCGTCATCGACTCCTCGCTCATGACGGCAAAGGTAACCGACGCGGACGGCAATACGCTGCGAAACGGACTGCCGCTTCTCGAGAGCCTCGACTTCCCGGCGCTCAAGGTCGGCGCGAACACAGTCACAATCGAAGCCGACAGCACTACCGAGGTCACCGTGCAGTCGCTGAACACGCAGGACAAGTTCACCGGTCAGGTCCCCGCGTCATGGGGAGCGGACGGCCTGTGGAGGTTCAACGAATCCGAACCGGACGCAGACACTTGCCTTGCGGATTCGAGCGGCAAGAATAGGAAAGCATCCATCAACAAGTGGAGTGGAACAACAGCAAGCCTGCAGACAGGACACCTCGGGCGTTCCTTCCGCATAAACATCAACAACCCGTCGACCGAGCAAACATACCTGAAGGTCAGCAACGACGGCACGATGTTCTCAAATATCGGCAAGACTATTGTTGTCGGCGGATGGTTCATGCCAACGACCTACTCGGTCGGGAACACCTTCTGCCCGCTGCTCAACACCCGGCAGGGAACCGGCAACCCGATATTCTACCTGTCGCTTCACTCCGGGAAACCGCGGCTCATGCTGTACAACTCGTCCGGGACGCTGATCCTCGATCAGGATTTCACGCCGAGCTTCACGCTGACCAACGGCCTGTGGTATTTCATCTCGGCGATCATCAAGCCGGACGATCACACAGCGCAGTATGTCCTCGGCAGCAGAAGCTCCGGCGAAGTATGGGTATCGGACGCGGTCAGCTTCACAGGCGAACTCAACCGCTCCTGCACAGCAGACCTCATCTGGGGCATGCACGCGGAATCGTACTGGTACGCGGGCAACTTCGACGACTGGTTCCTGAACTGCGACTCAGGTCTTACAGCAGACGACATTGCGCTCTGGTTTCAGGAATCCCTGACCTGCAACGCCGCGGATTCCACCGCGGATGTGGACGGGCTGGCGACAGCTGATGCTGTCACGCTCAAAGCGACGGATTCCGTCTACGCCACAAGCGGCTACCTCACAACCGCCGCCGTGGAATATGGAATAACCGGAAAATGCTATGTCTCTCTGACCGCTGATACGCCGACGGGAACAAGCGTCTCCATCGAAACCTCCACTTCGGATGATTTATCGACATGGAGCGACTGGGCGACACTTGGCACGGACAACACCGTGCAGTCGGATTCCGCGAAGTACATCAAATTCAGAGTGACGCTGACAACAACAGATTCATCGGTAACGCCAACGGTAAAAAGCATCGCGCTCTCGACGCCCGGCGAATCCGCGTTCAAGAAACTGACCATTCAGGCCCGCAGCAGATGGAGGTGATTCTGTGGCTGCTGAAAAGAAACTACTGGCCGTTCTCGATCTGAACGGCGAACAGGAGGCCGTGCTCGAAAACGCCTACGACGTCATCATCACCGGTGAGATCAACGGCATCGACACTCTCGAATTCAACCTGCCCTTCCGGGACGAGAAGCGCAAATACCTCGAGAACGAGAAGCAGGTCAAAGTCGGCGACGACGCATACAGAATCAGAACAATCACCGATGAAAAGAATGAGCAAGGCACCGCCATCACCTCGGTCTATGCTGAGGCAGCATTTTACGATCTTGGATTCTCAACGAAGAAGGCTGAGATCACCTTCAACGCTGACACCGCTGACGTTCCGATGGCGTACGCCCTGAAGGATACCGGCTGGACGGTCGGAACCGTCAACAAGCGGACAAAGCGCACCTGGACATGTCAGGAGAAAAACGCGCTGGCGATTCTGCGCAAGGTGCAGGACCTGCACGGCGGCGACCTGATCTTCGACAACGCAAACAAGACCGTGAGTCTGCTCACTTTCAGCGGAACGGATTCCGGAGCGCTTTTCTGCTACAAGAAGAACATGAAGTCCATCAAGCGCGTGATTGATACGCAGAGCCTGATCACCCGGCTCTACGCCTACGGCAAGGACGGCATGACGTTCGCATCCATCAACGACGGCAAGGAATATGTGGAGGACACGACCTACACGAACGAAATCCGCGTATCGACGCTCGACTGCTCAAATTTCACCAACCCGTACCAGATGCTCGAATACGCCGAAATGCGGCTTGCGGATTACGCCGCGCCGAGGATTTCCTATGTGCTGAACGCGATGGATCTGTCGGTGCTGACAGGCTACGAGCATGAAAGCTGGAAGCTCGGCGACATCGTGACGGTCAGGGACGACGAGCTGAATATCAGCGTAAAAACCAGAATCGTGCGCCGGGAATATAACCTTCTGGAGCCGTGGAATACGGTTCTGGAGCTTTCCACCACACTCCGCGAACTTGGCGATTCCTCCTCGCAGTGGGACGTCGCCGCCGACATGCTCTCCGGCGCGGATCTGGTGGACAGTCAGGAGATGAAGGATCTCGTGCCGTTCAATCATCTGCGCAATTCCCGCGCCGACAGCGGATTGAACTATTGGGAGAACTCCGGCTTTGAGGTGGATGCCGAGAACGGCGTGTCAGGCACGGCGTCCTTCAAGTGCGAAGGAGCGCTGAATACAACGAAGAGCCTGACGCAGACAGTCACTCCGGCAAACCGCGACAGCTATACCTTCTCCTGTCAGATCGCGTCCGAGGACTTGAAGATGGGTGACAACGGGCAGGTCGGCGTGGAGGTCACATTCGAGTACGAGGACGGAACGACTGAGACGCGGTTCATCGACCTGATTTAAGGAGGCGTCTATGGCGAGCTTTACACATGTCGGACAGGCGGTCAGCCCTCAGAACGGGCGTGTGAAGAAAATCCGCATCCGCGTCTGCGTGACCGACTGCATCGGAACGATATACATAACGGACATGTTCCTGCAGGGCGGCTCCATCGCGACCGGCTGGGTGGGACACGTTTCAGAAATTCAGTGGACGCAGGACGGTGATTAAATGCCAATCTTTACGAGATTCACTGAGACGATCGACAAGAAAGAAAAGAAACGGATCGTGAGCGTATCGATCAAGCCTGTAGTCACCGACTGCACAGGAACCGTCTGGTTCACCGACCTCATGCTGCAGGAAGGCGCGATGCTCTCCGGATACGTCATAAATACTGAGACGGCACAGAAGAAGTACGCGACTGGCGACGAATATGCTGTCACAGGGAAACGATTCTTCAACGGAATCGTCCGCAGAAGCGCAACCTGCATCATTTTCAACCTCGGAAAGACCTCGACCGGGCTCGACTGGAAGATTTACCCGAACCAGAACATGAAGGCCGGGAGCGTTTCCCTCGCTCTCGGTGCCGGAGCGCACAAGGCGATGTTCACGGAATCGGCGAACGCCGGTGATGAGCTGCAGCTTCTCGCATCAACCCGGCAGTGCCTGAAAAACAGCTCGGCAACCTCGAAGGACGGCTTCTTCCAGTACTCCGCAGCCGGAGACAGCAAACACCCTGTTGCGGTCGAGGAGAAAAAATCAGCGAGACTTTATGTGGAGTTTCAGGAGAAGGAGGATGGGGAAAATACTTGACTGATTTTCGTACTTTTGTTCATGATGGGTTCAAGATTGTCTGTTATAATGATTTAAATAAAATCAGAAGTTGATGGAGAATAATCGGACATGAAAATTGAGCATATTGCCATGTATGTAAATGATCTTGAGGCGGCAAGAGATTTCTTTATCAAATATTTTAACGCTTCTTCAAACGCGGGATACCACAACAAAAATACAGATTTTCGGTCTTATTTTCTCACATTCGATGGTGGTTCCAGACTGGAAATTATGAATAAACCTGTAATGGAGAATCCAGAGAAGACTCTTACGAGGACAGGATTCATTCATATTGCTTTCAGCGTGGGGAGCAAAGAAAAGGTCGATGAACTTACTGCTCGGATGAAAGCTGACGGATACGAAGTTGTCAGCGGACCACGCACTACCGGGGATGGTTACTATGAGAGCTGTGTTGTTGCTCTTGAGGGAAATCAGATAGAAATTACAGTGTGACAAATTCCGGTTTAACCGCAAAAAAATAATTTGAAAGCGTCTCCCAACCGAGGCGCTTTTTTCATGCCCTCACGGAGGTGAGCGCCTATGGCATTGGACATATTAAAAGGCCGCGAGTGCATGGTCTGGACGTTCATGGGAAACACCCGCATGTACACCGCACTGAAGAATTACGGAGACCGTCTCTCGCAGATAGGTCTCTTTTCTTTTAAGGTCGACGCGACAGGGACTATTACCGAAACCGGCGTAGCGATCAGCGACATGCTGACGTATATCAACAAGTACCCGCATATTACGTGGCTGCTCACTGTCCGCAATGACGGCGTTTCGAGTGTGTTCACGGCACTCCGGGAAAATACGGACGGAGCGCAGGACAAGTTTCTCACTGAGCTGGTTCGGATCATGGAGAAATACCCGTGGTGCGCGGGCGTCGATATTGATCTTGAGCGCGGCGGCGACTATTCCACGCACGCCAAGTCAACGGCGATGTTCAGGAACATCTGGAACGCAGTCAAGAACTACGACAGCACGAAGAAGGTCAACATCTGCCTGCCCGGCATGAACGCTGTGAACGGTTCTGTCGGAGGCGAAAACTGGTGCATATACGCTGACCTGAACGCGTACTGCGATACGGCGGCCATCATGAGTTATGGAATGGCGTGGGCTGGGAGCGCTCCGGGTCCGGTATCTCCAAAGGACTGGCTCGACGGCATCTACGACTACGCAGTCAAAGCAATGACGCCGGGAAAGGTGTTCATGGGACTTCCGGCATACGGCTGGAACTGGCAGATTTACGATACGCCGGAAAACCTCGGCAACACATATCGAGGAGTATCCAACACCTACTACGCCGCCAAGAACTGGATGACGGGAAAGTACAACTTCACGGACGACGCAGCTCCGCAGCCGTTTATCCCGATTCTCGCGTACTGGGACGACTACAACAAGGTGCCGTACGCCTTCCCGCAGGTCTACGACTTCGCTGAAGGTCAGGACGCAAGCAGCTACAACTACCCGCTGATGGCCGGAACCTACAACCGCAGGCGCTATCTCACCGCCTACAGCAAGATGCAAAAGACCTCGTTCGGAACGGTCTATGTAGATCATGACGGCACGCCGGACAGCTATACCGGCATCGTATCATCGAAGAACGGCGTCGCGGTCATGGGTGACGAAGGAGAAGCGACCTACACCTTCTCCGTTTCAAGCTCCGGAACATACGACATTGCCGTCCGGCTCTGCTATCCATTCTGGGACAAGAACGGAATATATGTCAGCATTGACGGGACGCAGAAGCATTTCACCGAGTCGCGGCTCTGGTGGCCGTACTGGCGCAGCACCTTCTGGGCTTCGCTCGCGGACGGCATCAGCCTGTCAGCCGGAACGCACACCATCACGGTATCGGTTGACGTGAAGGGCGTGCAGTTCTACGGATTCCGCGTCTGCTCGGATTTCAGCGAGGAGCCGTCAGCAGGAAGTGCGTCGTTCACGCTTTCTCCCCGCCACTTCATTGATGTGGATGGCAATGAGTGCCAACCTGATAAAGGCTTCAAGCTCACCTGTGAAATGCTGAGAAGGAAACCAGACTCCGCGCTTATCTGGTACGAGGATTTCGAGGATTACGGCATGCTCGAAACGAACTACTGGCAGACGCTGTCCGGCTCATGGAAAGTCTGGCGATCGGACGAGTATTCCGAATCCCGCGTTTATTCCCAACTCGACGGCAGCGGCAAATTTGCATGGAATTACGACGGATTCAAGGACGTTCACCTCCGGGCGCGGCTTGCGTTTCCAGCGGGAAGCACTGGCAAGGCGGGCGTCTTCTGCGGCAGCCTGTTCTGCTGTCTCAACTACAGCAGTCAGGCCGTGGAGCTGTGGAACGGAAGTACAAAGCTCGGAAGCTACTCGCAGTCGATTCAGCAGACGCCGACCGCAAGTCTCCGTACCGATCCAACCACCTACACCGTCGAGATGCGGATTCGCGGCAGCACCGTGCGCGTCTATTCCGGCGCGTCAAATACGCTGCGGTTCACCGCAACGGTCAGCGGATTCTCAGGAGGAACCGCCGGATACCAGTCTGACCAGAGGACGATCTGCGAACTGCTCCGCATGGGCGACGCGTGGACGTACGAGCCATACGAACGCTTCGACGTGACCTTCCCAGACGGCAGCGTCACCCAGTACGGACGCATCAGCCGGAGCAACTGCACATGGGACGACGAATTCCAGGTGTTCACGCTCACCTCGGATGTTGAGGAATCCACTACAAGAAGCGAATCCATCTCAATGGACTACGAATTCTACCACTCGGCACAGCTCGACCTCGAATGCGGGAAGGACTACACGGTGACGATCACGCCGAAGGACATCGACATCTGGATCTCGCGGCTTTTCCTCGGAGACGCGGACGGATTTTCCATTCTCTACTATCAGGACGTGGATTCGCTCGTCTACTGGGCGAATCAGGCGGCGTACCACTGGGGACTTCGCGGCATCGCGATCTGGTCGCTCGGGCAGGAGGATTTAAGGCTCTGGGAGGCATTGCCGAAACAGACCGACACCTCATAACTTCATAAATCACAGAGTTTTTTCAAGGCTGTCAGCGTACCACTGGCGGCCTTTCATTTTGCTCAAAATCAAAGGAGGGACATTTTGATGAAGGAATTCTGGAACACCATACAGCTCATTTTCGCGGCCATCGGAGGATGGCTCGGCTACTTTCTCGGAGGATGCGACGGGCTTCTTATCGCGCTGATCATCTTCGTGGTCTGCGACTACATTACCGGCGTGCTCTGCGCCATCGCGGACAAGAAGCTCTCGTCTGCAGTTGGATTCAAAGGAATCTGCAGGAAAGTCTTGATCTTCATTCTGGTCGGCATCGCCAACATCCTCGACATCCACGTGCTCGGACATGAGGGCGTGCTGAGAACCGCAATCATATTCTTCTACATTTCGAATGAAGGTCTTTCTCTCACTGAGAACGCCGCACATCTCGGACTTCCGATTCCCGGCAAGCTCAAGGATGTGCTTGAACAGCTTCACGACAGAAACGACAAGGAGGAACAGTAATTATGGCTATCAAGGGAATAGACGTATCGGTCTGGCAGGGAAACATCGACTTTGGCAAGGTCAAAGTGTCAGGCATCAATTTTGTGATTATCCGCGCCGGATACGGCAACGGGAACAAGGACAAATGGTTCGATGAGAACTACCGGAAAGCAAAAGCAGCCGGGCTCCACATCGGCGCATACTGGTATTCATACGCCACATCCGCTGACGGTGCGAAGCAGGAAGCGCAGTCCTGCGCCAAGGTGCTCTCAGGCAAGCAGCTTGATTACCCGGTCTACTTCGACATCGAGGAGAAGTCCCAGCTTTCGCGCGGGAAGGATTTCTGCTCATCGCTCATCACGGCGTTCTGCACGGAACTCGAACGGCTCGGCTATTACGCAGGATTCTACACCTCGCTCTCAAGCCTGAACTCCGTGATATCTGACGCCGTGAAAAAGCGGTTCACCGTCTGGGTGGCGCAATGGTCGAGCAAGTGCAGCTACTCCGGCAGCTACGGCGTCTGGCAGTATTCGTCCAAAGGCAAGGTCAATGGAATAAGCGGAAATGTCGACATGGACTATTCCTACATCGACTTCCCGTCGGCAATCAAAAACGGCGGATTCAACGGCTATGGCAAGAGCGCAGCGTCCACCATCACGACGACAGCAAAGAAATCTGTGGATGAGATTGCAGCCGAGGTCATCGCCGGGAAATGGGGCAATGGCTCTGACCGCAAGAACCGCCTGACCGCAGCCGGATATGACTATGCCGCCGTGCAGGCCAAGGTCAACGAGAAGCTCGGCTCTTCCGGTAAGAAATCGACCGCGACTTACTACACGATTCAGAAGGGAGACACGCTCTCCGGCATCGCGAAAAAGTACGGCACGACCGTTTCCGAAATCCAGAAGCTGAACAGCTCGCTTATAAAGAACGTGAACCTCATCCAGGTCGGATGGCGGATTCGCGTGAAATAACCACATCATCTCCTCTGGCCCACTGGTATTCCTTTATACGGGATTGCCGGTGGGCCTTTTTTCGTTTTCGCTTCGTCAAAATAGGTCTCCAGCCTCCAGTGGAAAGCAGGAGGCGAAACATCATGACGGAGGAAAAGAACTACTACACGGACGAGCGCATCCGCAGTGATCTCGACTATCAGCGGGCGCAGAGGACTGCCAGATGCATGCTTGATTCAGGCCTTATTTCCGATGACGAATTCAACAAATTATGCGACATCAACCGCGAAACTTTCTCTCCCTTGTTTGCGGAAATATATCCGAAAACTGCTTGCTATGTGTCCGAAACAGAGTGATTGATAGACACTGACAAGGAGGCAGGCCAATTGAAGAAAATCACAAGAATCGAACAGGCAAACAGGGGAAAAACAGAGTCAAAGAAGCTGCGTGTTGCCGCCTACTGCCGCGTCTCCACGGACTCGGACGAACAGCTTGAAAGCCTTGAAACACAGAAGACGCACTATGAAAGCTACATCACCTCTCGTGACGACTGGCGGTTCGCCGGGATCTACTACGACGAGGGCATCAGCGGCACCGGCAAATCCAGACGTCCGGAGCTTGAACGGCTCATGCAGGACTGCAAGGCCGGGAAGATCGACATGGTCATCACCAAGAGCATCAGCCGATTCTCACGCAACACCACCGACTGTCTTGAACTCGTCCGAAAGCTCCTCGAGCTGAATATTCCCATCTGGTTCGAAAAGGAAAACATCAACACCGGTTCGATGGAAAGCGAACTGTTCCTCTCCATCCTCTCCAGCATGGCAGCAGACGAATCCCTTTCCATCAGCCTGAACAGCAAATGGAGCATCAAAAAACGGTTCGAGAACGGCACGTTCAAGATAAGTTATCCGCCATACGGCTACGACTGGGACGGCGAGACGATGACCATTAACCCGGAGCAGGCGCAGATTGTCCGCCGTATCTTCTCAGAGACACTTGCCGGAAAGGGTACCGCTGCCATTGCCGCGGAGCTCAACCGGGAGCAGATCCCGACGAAGCGAGGCGGGCGCTGGAGCCCGTCAGGAATCCGCGGGATGATCGCAAACGAGAAATACTGCGGCGACTGCCTTTACCAGAAGACATGGTCGGATTCAGCCTACAAGCGGCACCTGAACCACGGTGAACAAACACAGTACCTGCAGCAGAATCATCACGAGCCGATCGTCAGCCGCGAGGACTGGGAAGCCGCGCAAAAGCTCATCTCGCAGCGGGCTGATGAGAAGAATATCAGCAAGGGCGATGAAAAGTACCAGAACCGCTACGCATTCTCCGGCAGAATCATCTGCGGCGAGTGCGGCGCAACATTCAAGCGGCGCATCAACTACACAACAGACGGAAGCTACGCGGCATGGAGCTGCAAGACGCATCTCGCCGACAAGAGCAAATGCTCCATGCTCTTCATCCGGGACAGCGACCTCAAGCTCGCATTCATGACCATGATGAACAAGCTCATCTTTGTGCACCGGCTGATCCTCAAGCCATATGCGGAAAGTTTGAAGCGGAATTCTACGAGCCAGACACTCAGCCGAATACAGCAGCTTGAAACAAGCCTTGCCGAGAATGCCGACAAACGCAAGACGCTCACGAAGCTCATGGCGCAGGGATTCATCGACCAAGTGATCTACAGCCAGCAAACAGCCGAGCTTCTCTCGCAGGCCGATGGCATTCGAAAACAGATAGACGCCCTGCAGAACACGACAAGCAGTGAAGCCACAGCTCTGATGCATGCAGAGGATCTGCTGCACTTCACCGAGAAAAGCTCGATGCTGGAATACTTCGACGACCGGCTTTTTACACGGTTCGTTGAACGTATTGTCATTCGCTCACGGCACGAGGCAGTATTCCAGCTCAAATGCGGGCTCACGCTCACGGAAAGGATGTGAAAAACATGGGACACACACCATACGGATACAGAATCGAAAACGGCAAAGCGGTCATCGATAAAGAGAAAGCCCAGCAGATAAGAAACCTCTACAAAAACTACCTTGATGGCATGGCGCTTGCCAAGGCTGCACACGAAGCGGGAATCCAGACCTGGCACGGCTCGGCAAAGCGCCTGCTCGAAAACAGACACTACCTCGGAGACGACTACTACCCCGCCATCATCGACCAGCAAACCTACGACAAAGCACAAGCCGAACGCCTGCACCGGGCAGAGAAGCTCGGACGGACGAACAGAAAAAAGCAGTCGCCGGACACACGAAAACCGCCGACCCATTTCAAGCTGGCCGCTCCCGAGCAGGCCTATGACGACACAAAGCAGCAGGCGGAATACCTGTACAGCCTGATTGAAAGTGAGGCGCAGTGA